AAGGTTTGAGAATACATCAGATGTACCTGTTTCAACTTCACCAACTTGTAACGCCTCACGGACCATTTGTTCTAAGTGGTCATAACTTTCAAAATCACCCTTGTCAATGATTTTTTGAGCTTTAGACATAACCTTTTGAAGTTCTTGTTGTTTACAGAACTTCAAAGATTTTTCTTGTACAAAGTCAGAACCTTCAATAGGACATTCTTTAACTTGTTCTAACATATCCATCACCATTTTTTGAGCCATTGGTGATGTAATCTCAGATTTAGTCAACTGGTCCAAAGTATTAAACGTTGGAGCATGTTCGTATTTTATATAATACTCCTTTATCATTTGCATGATAAGTTTAAAGTATTGATTATCAAAATACTTAGGGTCTAAAACATCAACGATAGAAGTGGCAAAATCCTTATTTAGTATAATATTGTTTAATAATTGTATTTGAAATGTGTTTCCTAAATAACCAAAATTCTTATCGTTTGACATAACTTTTAATAACGTTTAATTCCCTCTCGGATTTATAAATACTCTTAAGCAAGCTGATAATTCATGTATTTGAAACATAAATTTTCAGTTGAAAAAATGTCAGTCAGGCCCCTTAGTATAGTTTTTAACTCTGGACGTATGTCTACAGTATATCTGACCTTTGGTGGGTATAATTTAGCATCCACAATTCTATGACAAATTGTCTCGTCTCCAATTTTGATGTACAAGTTAAAATACTCTGCACCTTCCGTGTTTGACGTTTCTAAAATTTCTGGGTCAGTCATAATTTGGTCTTGATTGTCAACCATGTAAATCAATGATTTGATTTTTAAATTGTTTTCAACAAGTTCCGCAACTTCTTTTAGAGCGTAACTCACATCCAAACTTCTACGTGATTTGGGGTTATACCCTTTAACATTGTAGAATCGTTGTACGATGATGTTATCGTTCAAAGTCATTATGAACTCCATCTTTGTAGTGTCTTGCATTTGTTCTTTCATAATTTTAATTTTTAATATTGTATCGTTTTTTTTCTTTTCTTGATAATTTCATAAATGGTTGTAAAAATTCGACCCATTGGTCATCAACTTTGGGTAGGTATTTAAAGATTCCATCATCATTCATTAGTCTCATAAGATTTTTGTAACCTCGACCATCGGGGTCCAATTCTTCCTCATAATAAGCTTTAACTTCTTCTTTACCCTCGTTTGATATCAATGGGTCGGACAAATCAACAAGTCGTTTGTTGATTTCAAAAAATTCTTGACCGAGTGAACCTCGTTTTGTTTTTCCTTCAAGTATGTTGGATATCGATTTTTGTTTCTTTTCATCTTCAGTCAAATTATTGATTGTTGTTAAAATATCAGAAACAGAAACCGTTTTTTCAAGTATCTCTGGTAAAATTTTACTAATAGTTTTTTCACCTAATAACAAAATACCATCAATGTTATCAGATTTATCACCAGTCAAAATTTTGTAAGTAACCACATTTTGGTGTGGAATCCAAAGATTACCAATATTAATTCTTTCACCATACTTGTGATATTCTTTTTTAATTGGTGAATATATTTCAACCTGTTCAGAAATGAGTTGTGTCAAATCTTTATCGGATGAAAAAATAGTCTTTGTTTCATCATGTGATATTTGACAATAGTATGCAATCAAATCATCACTTTCAGATTTGTCTATACAGATTTGACGTATAAACATATCCTCCAAATATTGACGTATACGGGACTTTTGCCAATCATATGATTGACGCTTCAACTCATTGGTTTCAGACCGTCTGTTCTCTTTATATTGGGGTAGAAGAAGTCGTCTTTGGGTGGAGTTATTCTCCCCATCCCAAAAGACGATAACTTTATCATAATTGTGCTCTTTTAAGAACTTTCTCAAAGTGTTAACAAAGTGAAATATTCCACCAATATGATTTCCATTGTGGTAATATTCCTTTACCCCATGAAAACCTATTTTGAAAAGATTATCTCCGTCAACTAAAAGTGTCTTGGTCACAATTAAATTTTTATGTTATTCAACAACTTCTTTGTCCTCAGTGAGTGTGAACTCACCATCCGTTCCGATAATTTGTTTCCAATAATCAGAATGTTCTTTTTTGTAAGCTTCAATCGAAGCCTTTTCCTCAGACGCTTCTTTACCCGCCAAGAATCCGTGTGGTGTTACGATAATTTTTCCATCTTCATAACCTAAACCATTGATGTGGTTTTTCATAACAGACACCTTAGTGCGAGTTGCAAACTTAACAGTTCTTTTGTCTTTAGTTGCGGTAATCTTTGTAGTACCCGCACCTTTTTGGTTACCGAACAAGAAAACCAAAGATGAGTTTAACCAAATAGCTTCACCACCTTTTGCTTTAATTTTTGGTTGACCAAATGGATTGTCAGGAAGTTCAACCCATGGTTGATTAACAATTACCAATGTGTTTTCGTATTTTGAATCAGATTTACGTGAACCTGAAATACGTTGGTTGATACCCATACCAATTTTGTCTGCCAATACAGATGCATTGTGTTGTTTACCACCCTTACCGTCGTAAGTCATCTTACAAGGTACAGAACCAACAGAATCCCACAAAAACAACAAACTGTAATCCAACTCACCTTTTTCTTGCGCATCTAACAAACCATTGATGTAGTCAGTAATTTGTTCGATGTAGTCAAAATCATTGTTGAAGATGTAGAATCCATCCCAATCTATTTCTCCTGTTTCATCGTCGACAACTTCCTCACATTCAAATCCCATCAACTTGGCATGTTCAAAACTCCACTTTTGTTCTGTGATAATAAACACAGGAAGGATTTCCTTCTTTTGAGCATCCACCGCAGCTTTTACAAGAGCGGTTGTTTTGCCCGTATCCGAGTGACCCAAAAACATATTGATGTGACCAATAGCTGGACCTGGTAGTCCGACAGCATCCAAAAAGTCAGAACCCAAGTCAAAAAATCTTTGTGGTTTGTACTTAGCTGAAGTTGAGAATTGCTTCTTAATATCTTTAAAGTCTTTCTTCTTAATTGCCATAATTGTATTTATAAAATTCTTTTAAATTTTCTAGTTTGTCGTTTGCAGTTGCCAACTTTTCAACAAACTTATCCATCTCTTCCAAGTGTTGTGGGTGTTCACCAATACCTACAGGATTTTCCATGTACACCATCAAAGTCGCCTCTGATTCTGCAATCTCACTCTCATATTTCTTTACAAGAGCATCATACATTAATTTTCTAATTTTCATTGTCTATGTATATTAATTTTTTTAATAAAAAGAAAGAGCATGGACATCTACATAGAGGTAGTGTCCATGCTCAATCATATTAGAATGGTAGGTCTTCGTCAGGTTCAGCTTCAGACTGTGGGTCATAATTTGTGTTAGAAGATGTACTTCCACCACCCAAACTCATGTCTTCTACAGAATCACTGTATACATACTTTTTCAAATCCGAGTCCCAACGTGGAACTTCACCACGAGCAATTGCTTCCAAATATTCAACAGCTTTTTTAGAATAAACATCATTCCAAGTCATTTCATCATCTATCCATTCTTTTTTGATTGACTCATCTTCATGCAATGAACATGGGTCATCATACATAATAGTTTGAACGACGGTGTATTCTTTACCTGCCGGTGTCTTAGACTTAACCATTTCAATGATAAGGTCACGTCCATTGTCAGCATTTGTAATATCACCTTTTTGTTTCCAAATAGGGATAATCTTATCCAAGATACCCTCTTGTTTGTAGTTGTCTTTAAATCTCCAAAATTTAACACCATCATCTTCCGCATCACGGTCTACAACTTTAACAATGTAGAATTTACGTGAACGGTATTGTTGTGCCAATTTCTTATCCGCTTCTTTACCTGTTGAAATCAATTCTTCGTAAACTTCGGTCAACGGAGAACGTTCGCCATCATTTTTTCCTGGGTCGTAAAGTTTTACCCATTTACCATCCACTTGAATTTCGTGATACCATACCTCTTTGAAGGGGGATGAACCATCAGTGGTTGGGAGGATACGTACACGCTTTTGACCTGTACGTGAGTTTTTGTCCAATAGAGTTGTGAAGTATTTCTTCATACGCTCATCTTGAGACATTTGGTTGCTCGTTCCTTGAGAACGTGCGGTGTTTTTCTCATACTGAGAAAGAACTGCATCTAAAGTTGTGTTTGACATAATTTTTTGTTTTTTTTTAAGTTTAAAGTTCTCTTATTACTCACTTATAAGTATAACAGAAGTATTAACTAAGTCAAACCCGAAAACAAAAAAGGACACCTTTCGATGTCCTTTTTTCATTAGAGAAAATAATTTATTAGTAATTGTTATTTTTAGGATATTGGTCCGTAAATTTGTTAAATGTCTTCTTGATTTCATTCGGTGAAAAACTTTCAACTTCATCATCTGTCAACACATATTCATTTTTACCTGACTTTTCCATATCTTCTTTTTTGTCTTCAAAGAAGTCTGTCAATTTTTGATTGAAAGGGTATGAGTCCAAACTTCTCAAGTGTAATTTTTCCTCAGGAGTTTTTTCACGATACTTTTCAATTTTAGATTCTAATGAATTTATTTTTTCAAAAATAGAATCCATCGCTTCAAGTTTACTTGTTAAGTCTTCAAGTTTTTCAAACATAGTCGACATATATTCATCTTGTTTTGATTGGATATCTTTTTGAGTACTCACTAAATCCGTAATATCTAATTCTTCAGTAGATGAATCTTCAGATTCACTATCTACTGATTTTCCTTCATCATCCAACTTCTCAACATCAGGGTCAGTTGCAGTATCAATTGGTTCCGCAATTTCTTCAGGTCCTGTTGGTGGTGGTGTATCTGTTGTTGGTGGCGGCAATGTTTCATCCGTACCAGCTCCCGTAAAATCGGCTAACGGGTCTGTAGCCTCTTGTTCAACGATATATTTGTTAATTCTATTATATCTTTGAACTTCTTCAATAATTTTTTTCTCTAATGACATTTTGTTTTTATTTAACCGTTCAATAAAGTCTTTACACCGTGTGAGGTTTCAACTTTAAGTGTTCTATTTATTTTCATTGTGTTGTCTACTCTTTCAATAAGACCATCTTTCATTCTTACTGTGTAGCAGTCTCCAGTGTCTAAGTCACAAACTTCCTTGTAACCATTACCGGTTTCTCTTTCTGTTAATCTAGTATCTTTAGAAAGATAATTGTCTAATAAGTTTTTAATATCCATAACAAATGGTTTTAACATATAAATATATCAATATTTACTAATTTATTGTAATCCGAGTGATATTGCTTTATTTATCGCCCCTTGGAATATACTCACGGTTACTGTCCACGGTGTTCCTTGGCTAATTCTTGCATTAATTTGTGTATTAAGTCTTGTCTCAGCAGATAATGCACCATCACCACTTCTCTTCATACCAACACCCGTATTCCACCAACCTAACCAAATCCTTGCAGCCGCCTCACCATCACTTCCATATCTAACTTTATAAATGTTGAACTTATTATTAAATGCTGGTGTGTTAAATCTAGCTAATACAAAATTAATTGCGTCTTCAAAATTATTGAATATGGCCAACGGTCTCTTACCTCCTTCAATTACAGAAACACATTCCTGTCCAATAACAAATGACATCATGTTTGCTGGCCATTTACCGTCAGTATGTATACCATATAAATCATTACCAACACAACCAAATTGATTAGGTGATTTATTTTGTTCTTGTGTTGCCATTGCAAATACAAGTTTTTTAATATTCAAAGGTACATCAGTTCTTGTATTCAAATAGTTAACGACCGATTGTTTTCCAATAACGGTATAGTCCGCATCAACAAACGGAAGTGTTGGGTATGCCGTCTTACAACTACCAGCCACAGTTTTAATTGGTGTTTTACTAACGTTACCATTAGTTTTTCCACTTACTGAAACAACACTAGTTGTTGGTGTTTCCGCAGTAACTGATACCGGTATAACTTCTTTTTTCTTTTGATATCTTCTTAACAAGTCAATGTTAACACCCATCGTCAACTTACTGAAATTAGGGAAGGCGTATTTAGAGATTCTGACACCTGAAAATGATGTTGTAAAATCTTGTGGTGAAATAGTATGAGATACATTGGTAATCCAATAAGCTCCAGTAAACATTGGAACATATCTTAAATTAAAGTACATTGTTGGTTGAATCATGGCATTACCCATAGATTCTATATCACACGTATAACTTCTTGTTTTATAGAGATTATATAACGATGTACTTTGTTGTACCGATTTTTGTCCTTTAGACTGATTTGCCATGTCCACCAATACGGTAAATGTCTCAGATGTATTTTTATACTGTGATTGGTTTAATGAAATCGATTTAAATAAATTCTGATTTCTAATACCAAAATCAACATTGAAGGCGACAACTTTGTTAGAGCTTCCATAATCATCTTTGTTTGGTTTTGTTTCTCTCAAAGGATTATCCGA